AACCTGAGAGTCCTGAACCAAATAGATCCAACTGGAAGCTGAATGCCTGCGCATAGTCCGCGGCAACATACTGGAAGGTGTTCCAGTAACCTCCAATTACAGGAATGTTGATCGTGAATACTTCCGATGCAGATGTAGCAGGGAGATTGATCTGCTTGTTCACGTTCCAGCAAGTTCCCGCGGAACCGGTCATGTCAACCTTAGTCTGAAGCACTGCACCGCTTGCTGCACCAGATGGAGTTGTTACAAGAATCTGAAGTACGCCACCCAAGAGAGCGATGCAGGATGTACTCGACTTCTGGCTACCAGTGATGTTAGTAGCAGCTACATTAACCTGCTCCAAGTACTTCCAGTGGAAGGAAGAACTGGCAGACGGAGTAAGCGCAGTACCATTTCCTGTTGGTGTGATTCCTGTAACAGTAGTCCATGGGCCAGGAAGAATGGCAGTGAGGTTTGGAGTTGTTGCACAATAAGAAACCGATGTATTGGAGATGCCCCCTACAGTATTCCAGAGCTGGGTCCCATTCAGAGTTCCGCCCTGCCCGAGATTAACAGTACCTACACCATTGGACAATAGAACAGAGTTTGCAGCACCAGGAGTAGTGGTGGTACTGTTTACCTGATCACCTGGGAATGCATCTACGTTTGCAGTACTGGTGCTGTTCAAGTGTACGAGGTGATAGGTTGTTGTGTTGTTCTGGAAAGTCAACACCGAGTTCGCTACTGTGGACATGAAGTGGAAGTACGAAGATGAACCACCGAGGGTGTTGTTCTTTGCCTTTCCGTATTGGGAGAGATTGATCGTCGTGTTCGTATCAACCATGCATGAATCGATAACATCAACCAAGCTGATCGGGAAAGAACCAGTCCCAGGAAACAACGTATTCTTCACAACACCACCGGTAGACGAAACCGAGACGTTGTTGATCGAGGAATAGTTTGCATTGAACAATCCGCATGTAACAGCAGCACCGGTTGAAAGACCGATGATCTCCACGGAGTTTGCTGTGATGGTTGCCGTGACAACGGAGATGGTGATTCCGGATGCGATCTTGATGCAGGAAGTTGTTTCAGTTGGTGTGACTTGTTCGGGGTTGGGAAGATTGCCGGAAAGAGTAACAGGTACGGTGTTTGTGAAACTGGTTCCGCAAAGGTACTTGTTGGTCAACCAAACATTCCCAGCTGCAAACGAGGCCTTGAGTGCTATGCTGTCATTTGTACTTCCATCGCCTTTGGCTCCGAACCATTCCGGTTTTACCTGGTTGGGGATGTTGATGGTTCCAATGTAACTGGCACTCGGGAACGAGAAGATCTGTCCCATTCCAGTATACTGTAGATTGGCGATGCTGAGATTGGAATTGACGCTGTAGGTACCGACAGAACCAGCAGTTGCATCCACGGAAAGGTTTGCTGGAAATACAGGATCAAGCGACAAACTCGTCGAAACGTCCAGTAAAACCTTGTAACTTTGAGTGCTGGACGAGGCAAGTTTCTGTAATTGCACGTCTCCAGTACTTCCGCCCATCCAACTCAAAAGTATGACCGGACAGACCCCTACGCCGAAAGCAGGTTGGACGTTGTTTCCAAACGTTATTCCTTCTGCGCTGAACCTGGAACCTGATGCGAAGGTGAAAGTAACGGAACCTGAAGCTGTGAAGTATGCTGGAATAGTGCAATGAATGCCAGCACCAGAAGGAATCGTAACCGACTGATCCACCGAACTTGGTTGCGTGAACTGAACATCGTAACCCCAACGTGCGCTTGCTGCCGTTGCAGCATTGAAGTATGTGGTTTGATCTGCAACCTGCGTATATGTATATCCGTACCAACGCGGATCAATAGCGGAATCGAACACGCGCATGTAAGGACCGGAAGATGCGGCCGCAACCAACACGATTCCGTTATCGTCAGACAGACTTGAACCCGGAATCATCTGGAACAATCCAGCTCCGCCGTCACCTTCTGCGTAGGCTCCGCAAACATAGACTGCATCTGGGTTGGACGTGAGAGTACGTACTTGTCCGTAGTTCATAACAAAGGCAATTCCAGCAGTTGTTCCAGGAAGTCCTGCAAGTGCAGTGCTGGTGATTCCATCTACCCAAGGTGCGATCTGGTTTCCGTTGCGATCCTTGACCCAGATCCTATAGGATCCAGTGCCAAGGAAGATCACTGCGGTTCCGGATGCAGATAGAGTAACGCTGGTTCCAAGAGCGGTATCGCCCGCTGCATCCGCATACACTGTCTGCGGGACGAATGTTCCTGACTCATAGAAGTAGATTACCCCTCCGGACAACGGCTGACCAGATGCATTGAGTTGAGTGTAGAGATAGTCTGGCATGAGTCCTAAAGGCATACGCTACCCTTTCTTCTTAGTAACAGGTTTTGCTGTAACTGGTTTTGCTGTAACTGGTTCACGTTTGTTTGTTTGAGAAACAGGATGCCGCGGTTGTCCACCAGAACCATACACTGAAGTTCTCATGATTTGATTTGCAAGTTTGGATTTCGCAGCATCAATCAAACCAGAACCAATTTTTGTTCCTGCTATTGTTCCTGCTATTTTTTCGAATGCCTTGCCAGCAGGAACAGTATGCGAACCCATCCAATCCAAAGCCAAAGCAGTTTGTGGCATTTCCTGCATGATACCAGCAATACCAATGGGTGCAGTCAGTGGATTCTTCAACATGTTAGCTGCAACCAATTTTCCAAGCGACAACGGATTCCTGTTGGCTCCCGTATTTTCAGCACGGATCATTGCATCTTCCATTGCATACAAAGGTCGTGCATTTGCCAGTTGTGCAGCATACTTGGCTCTGGCAATGTCACGAGCCTGTTCTCTGATCAAATGATCTGGTCCTTTGGATGGGTTTGCAGTTTGAACAGTCAACTGCTCACGCAAGTTCGTACCTACTGCATGTGCAATTTCAGATTTGGCTGTCTTGTTCTTGACTGATTTGTGCGCTTCATTCATCATTTGGGATTTGGTGAAGTGCGCTTGTTTTGCTGAAAGGTACTCCGTCGGTTCAGATGGATCGCCGTGGAATGTTTCACCAGAAGGCATTTTGTAGTCGTCCACCCAACGTTTGAAATATTCTGGTACTGGTTTGTTTCCAGGCCATGTATAGACCTTGTCTGTGTTGGGATCGTGCCAAACTGTGAAATCTGGCTTCCTTCCAGCTTTGACTTCACGACGCAACTGTAACACTTCTGGATCTTCTGGAGTTCCTGTTATTTCCCTGGCCCATTTTATAGCTTTGTCTGCTTGTTCATCTGTTATGGGAAGTCTATTGATTGATCTGGCTTTGTCCAGCGACTTAATAGATGCATCCATTGCATCTTCAGGAGATGCCTCTACACCAGCAGCAGTCATTTCATCAAACGTGGGTTCAAACCCAGCATCTACCTTTGCTTTAAGCACTCTGTAGTTGTCTGCAATCTGTGGAGCAGTGAATGTAGACTTATCAAGGATCTGCGGAACTATCCTCTGACCATTGACAGAACCCTTCAATCCTTCAGCAAGTCCTTTTGCTTCTTGTCCCCCATTTGCCATCGGAGCCGGTTTGATGATTTTCACCAAAAGATCTCGAGCCTTTTGCATTCCTGCTTCTCCAAGCGTAGATGCAACAGCATTGATTCCAGCACCAGCAGTCTTCAAACCTGCACCTATAGCCAAAGGTGCAAGATCACTTATCAGTTGGCCCTTGTCTTCGTTCGTCAATGCAGCACCAAAAGTCTGTCCCTGATCCAACCTATCTGCAACGTTGCTGAGATAATTAACAAGTCCTGCTTTTACACCTTGAGCTACCAATCCACCACCCATTGCCAATCCTGGAAGCGTAAACGGATTCTCTGCAGATCCTGCAGCCATCTGCCCAACGCTTGGCATATACCGGGACAATACTGGAACAGTTAGGTACGGAGTGGTATTCAAAGCATCTTTGTTTGCTTCTTGCGATGGGTTGGCCATGCCGGACATGAAAGTTTGTCCAACTGTAGATGGATCAGGAATCTGTCCACTCAATGCTTCTTTGCCAGCTTCTCCAACTGCCAAACCTGTTCCAGCAACTACACGCAGCGGAAGAGAACCGATATCCTTCACATCTCCCCACCATGTAGGATTGGAACTGTATCCGTTTGGAAAGAGTGCAGCATTGGTCTGGGCCATTGGTGTAATGGGCATACCGATTGCCTGCTGCACTTGTACAGTAGGAGTCTGCTGCACTGCACCAGTAGGAGTCTGCTGCACTGCACCTGTATCCGTTCCACCAACTACACCACGTTGAGCAGCCCCCACGCGAGTAACAGTTGAATCATAACCAGCACCCGACTTCAAGTCTTCAGGATGAACATCTCCTGCAAGCGTGTCTGCATCTGAAGTAGGCATAACAAAAGCAGGGTTTGTAGTATTGTTAACTCCGTGTACTGAATTTCCTTGAGGTGCAACGGAATCTGAAACAGGAACCGTGAAACCACCCATTTTACTTTCCTCCCCGCTTTATTCCACGATTGCCCTGTGAATCTACATACGGTGTACCAAGTGGCAATGCATCGTAGTCGGCTTGAGTATTGACTGTTGGAACTAATTTCTGTTGCAGTGGAGTTATCTGTTGTCCACCAGTACCCAATACCGGAGTTCCATTTCCACCAACGTGGTTTTTCCAGTCGCTGGTGAACTTCATCTGCTTTTTGATCTGCGCGATGTTCTCTGGAGACATTTTGTTCAATGCACTCAATGCACCTGTTCCAAGCAATGTGTTACCATCCAACTTGGCACCGTTCGCCAAAGCGAGTTTCAATCTCGCTGCCATGTCCGGAGCGCCAAGCATTGTCAAGATATTCTGCGTTCCTTCCGTTGCAGACAAACCTTCAGCCTGACCAAAGTTCTTTGCCCATGCCAACACTTCCGCCGCTCCTGCACCCGGAGGTAGATTTCCCAGTTTAGAATATGCCGTAGCACGTTCCGAGAAGTCCTGTGCATCCTTGGCTGATCCGAATGTAGTTGGATCCAATGCCTTGCCAATCGGCTGTCCGTTGTAGTCCTTGAGATTGCTGGTGTTTGCAACAAGTTTGGCGATGCCTTGCAACTGAGCGTTACGAGTTGCTACGTCGTTCTGCTGATCCGCTTCCGATCGGTTGTTCTTGGAAGCATCTACGGATCTCGTGAACTGATCCGCATACTGCGATCCAAGATCGTTATGGATTTCAAGTCCGACACTCTGCACTTTTCCTATCCATGCACGTTGTGCATTCCAATAGTCAGTCATGGTCATTCCAGGAACCATAACAGGTGCAGGTCCGACTGCTTTGATCTTGTCCTGCATAAACTGAGACAATGCGGAATTGATCGATGCATCCGTTCCATCGTTATCGTAATGTTTCTGAACCAACGCAGTTGCGATGCTGGTCTTCATTGCATCAGGAGTTGATGCTCCGACTTTCAAAGAATCAGGAAGTGCTGCAGTGTAGTTGGAATTACCGATGTTGAAAATACTCTTCGAAGGATCAACTGAATCCACGACACGTTGAGTTGCAGAACGCGTATCCGGAACAGTGGGAGGCTGATATGGAATCGTTGCAGGCGGGGGAATGTTTGCATCTGGAAGCGAGAAGGATCCAGAAGTATCCGTGCCAGGAACCGATCCAGTCAGTTGAGACGAACCAAGATCTTGCCCGTTGGCATTTGCAGTTGAAGGAGGAATCGGCTGTTGAGTCTGATTCATTCCCAGTAGTTGCATGAGTCTGGCATTGTTATCAGGAACAACAACAGGAACAGCAGGAGCAGGCGTAGGTGCTTGCGTGGTTCCGTTCGCATTCATGACGGAATCAGTTGGTTGATTCAAACCAAGCTTCTGCTTTGCTGCATCGGACTGGGCTTTCAACTGCGCGTAGAAATCACCGAAACTGTTTATTGGATTCGGAGAAGGTTGTGCAGTTGCAGAGGTAGCTGAAGGATCTGGAGTAACAGGAGCAGCCGCCACCAACGGATTAACTGGAGCAGCAGATTGGTTCGTCGTTCCGGTTCCTGTGGAACCAGCACTGGATCCGTTTCTGCTACTCTGTGTGTTTGCGTTCTGTTGTGGCGGCTGCGTTCCCTGCGTTCCCGTAGTCTGAGCGTCTGGATTGGGAATCATTTGAATAGGAGGTTTAACAGGAGCACCGATGGTCGCACCGTTACGTCCTCCTGCATTCGGATCGGCCCCATACAAACCCAACATCTGGTTTGTTTGAACTTGTCCGAGATCGTTTTGCTTCTGAGCCAGAGCATAGTTCATTGCCGTGCTGATCTGTTCAGGAGACAAACCAGCCGCGGAAGCATCCTTGTAGAAACCCTGTTCGTTCAGGTTTCCGCGTTCATCCACGTGTTTGCTGAACAGGTTATTGAGTAGAACCTTCTGCGTCTGATCGTAGACTCCGTTCCAATCTGCTTGAGTGGGAGGAGTTGCCGTAGGCATTGACCAATTCGAAACGTCGCTCATTTGTTATCTCCTTGAACTGGAACTGGTAACGGATGTGTTTAGAATTGGACATTCGTGAGGCCACTCAACGGACTAACGGTTCCGCCTTGACTCACTGCCTGTTGACCTTGACCGAACAAACCACTGAGACCGGAGACAACGCCTGGAAGCGCATTGGCGGCTCCGAGTCCTGTAACATCTGCAACACCGTTGAAGATGGAACCGAGACTGTTCTGTGCCGACTGATCGTTTGCCGCGATCTTCTGTTGGTTCTGATTCTCTTGAGTGAGATAGTTGTTCTGCAAATTCTGATCGGTGGATGCAGCCTGCAACCCTTGCCCAGCAAGTCCGGATTGATTCTGAATCTGTTGCTGAGTGTAGTTGTTTGTGTTCTGAGCGTTCTGGTTCTGCTGGGAATTGGTAAGCGTGTTACCTTGGATCATCTGTCCGTATGCGTTGTTGTAGTTGGTCTGCGCCATCTGATTGGCGTTGTTGGTCAGCGCCTTCAACAGACCACCACCAACCGCACCACCAGCTATGCCAGCGGATTGCAGTGCGTTGTCGGATTGGTTGATCGAATATGTACTTGACGGGTTTAGATAATTTGAAATAGCATTCTGGCTGGAGTTGTCCGTAACAGTTGCATTGGGTGCTTGCGTTCTGTTATTGATTGCATTGGCTTCGTTGCCAATGGCAGTCGTGCCAGTGGTCGTGTACGGAGAAAATGCAGCAGTAGCTCCCTGCTGTCCGTTTGCAAGCAACGCCGAACCTGCATTTATGGCGGAGTTGTAATCCTGACTTCCTTGGGATACATCCTGGGAATTGCCTATTCCACCAATGATAGGTCCAGCAAGCAACGAAGCGGATTGTCCATTTTGGATTGCAGTCGAAGGCATGGCGTGGTCCTCAATTCTGAAGGGAGGCTACGTAACTAAACTGCAGGAACGTAGTTGTTTTTGAAATTGTGATTTGTTTAGTTGCTGGCAAGTACACTGTCGAATCAACTTCAAACGCCAACAGAGCTTGGTACGGAAGTGTTATGACTGGATCTGCAGTTGGTTCAATGGTCACGTAGTAGTTGCAGGTGACAATGCAACCAACGAGTACGTACTTGAAGGCTGGATTGTCCGGGGAGTTGATTGGAAATGTTTGCTTCAACAATGTATCCGAAAAGGCTTTGAAGAACCTTTGCCAGATAGCACCGAACATATTAACCGTGCCTGGATCTGTTATGGGAGTTCCAACAGGAACAGGAAACATCGCAACCGTGGAGTTCTTGGATAGTGGTATCATCGTCAGTCCGCCGGACTCGCCCAAACAATCATCTTCACCAGGATGAACGGAACAGGATCCGACATCGCAATGCGGAACTGTCTGTTACGTCCACGTCCGAGAGCCCAGAACATCGTACGAGTTCCATAGTTTCCTTGCTGACCTATCGGACTGGAGAGCTCGTTGGACCATGTCAAACCGCCATCGTCGGACCAAGCCAATTGAACCTGGGGATTGATGCCAACTCCTGCTGCGGTGTTCGTTGCGGTTCCGGAACCTTGATTGCAGATGATCTGCACCTTGTGGTAGATAACCCACTGTCCGTTGACGAAGTTGAGCGGAGGGGTTTTGACACACCGGATGTAGTTGACTCCGGTGTCCATGGGATTGTCGTTCTGTTGATACGTTGGATCCAACTGGTATACAGCGGAAGTGGACATGTCTCCCATGAGAAGCATGTCGAAGTTGTTCGTTGCAAAACAACCGTCCCAGCGAACGTACGCGCCAGTGCTTGCAATCAACTTCGTACGTTGATGCCATGCATTCGTTATGGTATCGTACACGAGAGTCTGATTCGCAGTAGGGAACTGCATCACGTAGAAACTGTGTCCGGACTGTGCGTAACAGTATGCGATGCAATCGCTCCAATCAGCCATGGATTCGATGAGTTGTTCTATTCCACGGGTGCTGATGCGCTGAGGATTCATTCCCTGATTCGAGAATACTCCCAGAGTTCCTGATTTGTCGCTACCGAGGAAGAAGATGTTGTTCTCGTATACGGCTACGCTGTAAGGGGCTTTGCAACCGATGTTCAGAACTGCACCTTGATAACGTGCATAGAGTTGTCCGTTGCTGTTTCCTGTATCGTAGAAGAGTTCTGTGGTGTTGTAACCAAGCGCCCAGATGTAGTCGTTGCAGTTGATCACAGCGGCGATGTTGTCTGCGTATCCAATCTTCTGAGCGGAGTTGATTGGATTCCAGTATCCTGTTTGAACCAGCGGATCGTACGGAGTCTGTGTGAGATCGCTGGCTTGGGACACGTAGTAGGTGTAACTGTAATAGAACTGGTTCGTGTTCGGAAGATTCACGATGAAGTAGGTATCGTTGTATGTCACCCAAGTAGGAGGAACCGTTCCCGCTCCAACTCCAGGAAAATACGGATCGGAAATCACAGTGAAATTGTTGTCTGTGTAACGAAAGATCCAACCGTTCACGCCGTCGACCAGCATCAACAGATTTCCGTTGTCGGCCCACTTCACCACACCGTTGAAACTGTTCAACTGTCCGCGTAGAGTTTTGGTACCGTCTGCGTTGATCTCGTAGAACTTGTTTCCGTTGACTTGGAATGTTCTGTAGTTGGACATCGTATCCAACATCCTGCAAGCGCCGTCGTTGGTGGTGGGAATGGAACCGTAACGACGAAGTCCTGGGATCTTTAGAAGGTAGTAGGAAGCTTTGGAGTTTTCAGATTGCGCGTTCTCCAAGTACATGTCCTGGCAGATCTCGCGCCCCAGAGAATAGTAGGCAGTTGCGAATGGTTTGTCTCCAAGAGGAATCTCCACTGGAGTTGCAGGTTGCCATTGCTGCATGTTACATTCCCGCCCAGAAACTGATGCCAACACCGTCTCCGCCACCGAGACCGTTTGTCATGGGTTTCAAACGCATGAGGAAGTTGTGGTCCCTGATGCTGTCCAATGCAGACTTCGCGATTGGGTAGACATCGGGAGCACATTGTCCTCCGTACTTCGGAGCAAGTCTCGTTGCCAACAAGTTCGATAACGGTTCCCAGTATTCGGGAGGATCCATGTAAACGTCTGAGATGTTTTCGTAATCGGTCATGTACGCTGTTCCCTGAACTCGTACGCTGTAACCGAGTGTAATGCCTGGGAAGAACCAGATGTTCTGTCCAGGATAGCTGGTGTCTATGTAACATTCCTGCGGAACGGAGAATACCTGAGTCACAGGTTGCGTGCGATACAACTCATAGGGTTTGATCGGAATCGCAATGTTCACTCCGCCTGGAATTCCACCGAGCGTGATTACTACTTGTGTAACAGATGCGGGTCTCGTGGTGATATCTCCACCGGGACCGAGAACGATGTTGGGTTGTCCTGGTGCCGTTGCTATCGTCGTGGTCTGATCGTAGATAACGTAGTTCTTCGTATTCAAACCCAGACCAGCGCGGATGGCATTCATAATCAACAACGCTTCTTCGAAAATGCTGTCTGGAACTGGATCTTTCAAACTGACGATGTTGGCAGTTCTCAGTGCTTGGAATACAAGATCGTTGACTGTGCTTTGTGCAATCATGAGGCGTTTTCTCCGAGTTCAAACAGTCAAATTGCTGATTAATGCTTGATTGCAGAAATAAATAAAGTGGAAACAGGCCCGGTCCCGATGTTCGCGGTACCCGAGCCCAATTTCCACCTTTTCCTTAGTTACGGATACGCACGATCCACGAAGGCTGCGCGGTCTTGATTCCGTACGGAACGTCCAAACGGCTGACATTCGCAGGACCCGAAGAACCGACACCACCGGCTCCGTTCACGCCGCTGACACCGAGAGCATCGTACACGCGAAGGAAACGAAGGCAGAAACCATCGTTGTCTTCGGGACGCATGATCTCGGCCATTTCCACCGAAGACTTCTTCGGAAGCGTGAGCTCGGGAGACACGACTGCGATTGCCTTGCGATGGAACACCAACGATTCCACGCCGGACAGACCTTCGCCAGCCACACCAACAGTTGCACCACCGGTCAACGACAACGTGGCACCGTTGACAGTCGCGGAGATGTTCTGATAGGGACCAGCGCTGATCGGAGCCGGAGAAACAGTAACGGAAGTAACCGCAGCGGCATATGCGGCAGTGACAACGAACTGAGCCGGAGTTGCAGTAACGTTCTTCGTCAACGGATTGACGATGAAAATACCGCTGGCCTGGAACACGTCACCGGCGCTGATCGCACCAGCGGTGCTGGTAACAGTCAGAGTTCCGTATTCGGCCCATCCGGTCGTGAGATTACCAGCGGACACAACCAATGTCGGCTGCTGTCCATTCAAGTGATTCGCGAGAGACTGCGAAGTGCTCCACTCGATACCAGCGTAACTACCGATGTAGCCCTTGCGATATTCCTTGCCGATTTCGGTGAGAGGATTGAACAGCGTGGCCTGAGCACCAACCAACTGGCGATTGGCGTTGGTGGACAGGATTCCGTACAACTCTCCATCGTCCGGGCAACCCTGATCCAGAAGGATCTGACGGGCCTGGAGGACGGTATCGGGAGTGATGGCAGTTCCATATACTCCAATGGCGTAACCGGCGGTAGAAGCAGTGCCAACGGCATTGGCGTCGAGACCGGAGGTGCTAAGTCCGGAGGTAGCGGAAGCGACGGCAATCGTGCAGTTGGTAACTGCATCGCAGATACGCGCATCCAATACAGCAGCGGTCTTCGTGACAGCCGGCTTGATGTAACGTTCGCTGAAGCGTTCGATTTTCAACATCGTATCACCTTCGGAGAACGACAGCGGAATCGTATAGGTACGATCCACGACGAGCTTCTTGGTGTTTTCGGTGATGACCGAGTTCGCTGCAACCCACGCCATGTTGTTGTCGGTTCCAGTCACCATGACCGGAACACGGATGGTAATGGAGTTACCGATCTTGTCGATAGGCTTGTCGACTTCCTCGTTGTAGCTGAAGTCAACGTACTTCGATACAACGAGGTTGTTCTCGGCCTGCATGAGAGTTTCCTGCCTGATGACGGCAGACGTTACGAGATTGGACATTGTGATTCTCCTGAGCGAATGTGGTGCAAAGGTATTTGGGTTTGGATCTATACGATGCCACTACTGGCAAAGGAGGATCGCGGTTTTAACGTTGCCGTGACAACGGAAGACAGAGAGTTTGCATCGCAGCAACTCCACAGGGTTTAACAACTTCCTGTGGTCGGCTTGACTCCATCATAGCAACCTTAACGAGTACTGACTTTCTTGCGTTGACCTTCACGCCACTTGCGATAGTTCGACTGAGACATATTCTCAGGATCTGTGGTGGTTGAAGATGCTGGATTGGAACGGATCCGGGCAGGCATCGCTTGCATGATCATTCCCTTGCGATCCAATGCCTTCGGAGGTTCTGTGTTAGTATCTGAGTTGGAAGTATCCGAGTTTGCATAACGAGTTTCACGATCGATTCTTGCAGACATCTTGTGCAACTTGCGAATGAAGTCCGTGGGATTGTTCTGAGCAGATGCTGCGATCATTTCGTCCAGGAGTTTCTGATTGGTTGCAATGTCGTAAATCAACTCTCCTACATTCTCGTCGATCATCAACTCGTATGCGATGGTAGGATGAATCTGCTTCTTGTTGCTGAGTTCGTCGAAGTATGAAGTGGCTTCGGAGATCTCGGGATTGCGTGTGAAACTTTCCTGGAGATTCTTGGTGTAGTTCTTCGCCAAGTCATTGATATGATTCTGAGTTGCGCGTTCGCGTTCGTTATCCAACTGCTGTTGCGCCCACACCTTCTGAGCCTTGTTCAACAACGCTTCGTCACGAGCCTTCAGATAACCCTTGGGATCGTTGGGATAGTCGTCGATGTTGATATCGTCCGGTTCCGCGATCTCGTCGATCTTCTTCTCGCGCTTTTCGTATTCGGCGATCTTGGTTTCGTACTCTTCCAACTTGGCCGCATAGGTCTTGCGTTCGTCGTTGACTTCCTTGAACCTGGAATACGGAATCGCCTGTTCAGGTACGACGGGTTCGTCTTTCTTATCCTTCCAAGGCCGGAATGGTTCCGGTGCGGGTTCAACATTTACATCTGCATTGAGTTTGGGTTTGGGTTCTGTTACAGGAACCTTGACAACATCTACTCCAGAGGCATTGTTTGCAACAACAACAACAGGTTCTTGGATTGGTTCGTTACTGATCGTATCAGTCATGGTGTTCTCTTTCTCGTGGTGGTGGTGTGGGTGCGATTCCGTGAACGTTCACGGGTTTGTCGTGGGATGGGCACCGAGTTCCAATGCCGTCTGCTTTGCGAAGTCATGATCAAGTTGTTTGTGGAAAACAGAAGTGTGTCCATCGAGTACGGAAAGTCCGGTATCCACTTGTCCCTGTTTCTCGATGAGATCGTTATCAACTACTCCCTTCTGTGCGATCTGAGTAGACTTGGCGGTGTTGTCTATCTGTTTCAAGTTCAATTCATGTTGGAACTCGAGTTGACGCATATTCAGATCGGCCTGGGATTTGGCGTTGATCTCGATGAGTTTGGCTTGCTGTTGCTGTTCGAGTTCCTGGTTCTTCTGCTGAGTAACCTGAAGTGCCTGCTGCATCTTCTGCATTTCAATCTGCATCTGGGACATGTTCGCTTGCATGTTCGCAGTGGTATCTCCGTTGGTTGCATTGGAAGCTGCAAGTGCATTGGGAGGAACAAGAGTGCGTGCGCGCGCTGCTGCTTCTTCCGATCCTTTCCAATCCTGGAGATTGAAGAACATGTCACCGTACATCTTCATCATTTCCGGATCGGCTTTGATGAAGTCCGTTATGCGATCCAACGCTTCTGCGCGTTGAGTTTCGTAGTCTGCACCTTCGCTGAGAACAACGCTGTATTTTCCAGCGGCGAGATCGTGCATGACCTTTTGACCGTTCTCTTCGTACTCTTGTTTGATCTGAACAGCGGTAACGTTTCCGTCGTTGCCCATGATCATGCGCACATGTTCGTAGTTGTAGTAGTATGGGATCAGTTCTACTACATCAGTTGCGCAATAACGAATGGTCGATTTAAGGGATGCGAAGAACTGGTAGGTTCCGATGTTGCCTTGACTGATCTGAAGTGCGATAGCTTTTCCAGATTGGGTTTCCGGAACATCTGCAAGCGGATCCCTGATTCCAATTGCCGCGCGGAGATCTGCATCGGCTTCCTGTCCAACTGCCATGTAACCATTAGGTGGTTCCGGAGCGAGGATACGCTGAGGTGCTGGAAGTCCGGGAGTTGCCTTGTACGGAAGAACAGGAAGTCCAGATAGATTTGCAGTGGACCATACATCCTGATAACCTGACATCGCATCCGAAGAAGTCAACCACTGTGCTTGACTGGATTGTGCGATGTGATCTGCTGATCTGGACTTGGTGAGATTCAGAAGACGTTGGATATCCTTGTTGTCGCGGATGATACCCTTGAACTTGCGCTTTCCATCAACCCAGTACTCTTCGCCTGTAACGATACCGATGGGGATGTTGCGTCCGCGGTATGTGGTATTGTGTTCGAGGATGTCGTTGTTGGTGACGATGAACTGTTCTACATAACCAGTTTCTGCGTTTTTGCACCAGTATTCGAGCAACTGAACCTGATCTTCCGTGTACATGTTGCTGTAACTTTTTTCAGGAACATCGAACGAAACTTCTTCTCCGTAGAGTTCTTTGAGTTTGTCTTTGCGAATCCAGGATCTAATGAATCCATCGTCCATGTCGCTGAAGTTCAACTTCCTCGCACTCGTATCCACGAACACATCAGTTGGATCCACGACACGTTGGAACTCGATGTCCGACTCGCCTTGCTCATTGGTAGTAGGCAACCAACGGAAAGCTCCGATACCACCGATGACTGCGCAACGCAATGCAGTAACAAATGCATCCGGTGCGTCGTATTCGTATTGGATGTACTTCAGGATGCCGTCGAATACCTGAGCGGTGTTCTTGTTCGCTCCGCCTGTGATTGGATGAACCTTCATTCCAGGAAGATTCTTCAGGGCGTTGTTTACGATGTACTTAACCTTGGCAGTCATCTGGTTGTAAACGAGACAACTCAAGTTCGCGTTCTTGCGAAGTTGTTTGGTCTTTGCATCCCACTGATCGCCGTCGTTGAAACGGTTGTCGTCTCTGTAGTCGCTGTGACTGCCTTCCCAACCAGCGACAAGCGTATGATAACGTTCGAGAATGCTGTCGAGACGTTCGCGATTACTTTCGCGTTTACGTTCGAGATTACGTTCGAGACTCTTGGGTTTGGTTTTAGTTACAGACATTTGCAGTTTCCACCTGTTCAGCCTGTTGTTGTTGTTCCTGCTGTTGTTGTTGTTCCTGCTGTTTCTTGGTAATGATCTGATCCACGTTGGAACTGGCGGCTTCATCCAAAGTCAATGGAACTGGAGGATGGTCTTTTAGATCCTGTTCCGCTGCGATTCGATGTTGT